CGGGTTTGGGTTGCAATACGGCGGCTACCCGAGCAATCACCAACGGTTCGAGTACGTCTTCATCACGGCAATCGACAGTGATACGCTCAGTCCGACCTACGGCAAGATTACGTTCCTGGCGCCGTTGGTGAACTCGTATTTTTCGACGTGGCCGTTGTATTTAGACGAGACGGGGACGACGCCCCCTCCCGAGAATGGGCAGTATACGTCAGGAGGTCCAGCGACGCTTTATGCGTTTGATGCCAAGTTTGATCACACTGCTGTCCTCAACAACCTGACCATTGCGCACCATCCACAGATGGGGATGACGGGTCTTAACCTGACATTGAATGGTTGTACTTTCGAGAGCATCTGGGGGCCGCACGTTACGATGTGTAAGGCAGTGACGCTCAATACATGTCTCGGCATTCTCTGCACCATGGAGGTCGACAAGCTCATTACGGCATTCACGATGAACGGATGCGACTGGGGCGGGCTTTCATTCCAGAGTGCGAGCGTAACGGCGTTTATCGCGGACGATACCGATATCAGGTATTCCATCACGGGTACGCCATACAAATGCACGATCCGCAATGGCAGCACGGTCGGAACGATATCCGGCATAGGCATACTGACGCCAAGCGCGACTTACGGGTATTGCAACGAGTTGGTCGTGACCAGCAGTCAGGTGAAGAATTTCGGCGCTGTGACGACGCATGAGAGCGGCCATGTGATCATTGGCGGGACCAGTTCCAGTGTTGGCGTCAACACTGAGTTTACCAAGTCGGGCGGGGTTATTACGATCCCGCTGAGTTATAAGGCTTACGGCTGGATCGAGCAGTGGCCGGTCATTGGCGCGAAGATGTTTTTCTACGATGCCAATGTCGGGACAATTGGGTCGTTCTCTATCACCAACGTGACCTACGACTCGACCAATGTGTACGTCACGACTACCGCCAGCGGGGGTTGGCCGACGCGGACTTACAATCCGTCCTTTGGTTTGCGCCTGATCGTGCATCCGGCGCCGATCTGCACGTTCACCAGCGTGACCGGGTGTCCCGAGGTGGTCGACCTGTCGAATGCCGGGGCGGCCGGATTGCCGCTCTACTCCTACAGCAAGCGCACCTACACCGGATTGATTGGCGCCAGCGAGTATTGGCAAGTGTGGGGCAGGGTGAAGAAAATCGTCGTGATCGTAACGACGCCTTCGGCTGCTGCGGCTTCGGTATCAATCGATCTTCAAGCCAGCAACATTCTTATCAAGATGTCGGACTTTTCCAACACAACGTGGCATCCGATCATCGATCTCAACAAGACCGGCACGCGCACGTTCGACGCGACTGCCAACACCTACCCGGTCACATGGTCGAGCACTGCCGTGGGCGCGTCCGACACGCTGACAAGCCAGACATTTGCGACGTGGTCGCCCGGAAATTATCGCGTGGTCACGAGTGGCGCCGCAGCCGCTGCGGTGTTCTCGGTCGAGGTGATCACGGATCAAGGTTTCGATATTGGTGTGACGGGCGGCGGTTTTGCCGGCAGCGCGATGCTCGCGGGGCCGGTGGCCGTCAACGGTGATGGCACGTTGCGTGAGGCTTATGTCCTCGGGAACATGGTCAATCTGTGAGGTAGCACGTGGCATCGTATTACGTTTGGTCGGGAGCGACGGGTAGCGCCAATGGCACGAGCTGGGCCAATGCGTACACGACGCTGACGGCGGCGTTCACCGGGCATGCGGCAGGTGACACATACTACGTCGCGCATGATCATGCGGAAACGCCTGCGGCGGGAACCAATATCGCACTTGCTTCTCTCGGCACGGTTACTGCTCCTACCAAGATTGTTTGCGTAAACCGCGCAGGCTCGGTGCCACCGGTCAGCGCAGATCGCCGCGCCACAGCGACGGTTACCACCACGACGTTTGGGGGCATTACCTTCACCGGGTTCAGCCATTACGACGGCATTATCTTCAACTGCGGCACGGCAGTGAATGCGGTGACCATCGTATTGGCCAATGCGGCCGGTGTGTCATTGCGCTTTGATAACTGTTCCTTGCGCCTGGTCAACACGGCTGCGGGCGCCAAAATACAAATGCTCGCAAGCGGCACCTATGTCGAACTGAACAACACGACGATGTCGTTTGGCAATACAAATCAGTGCGTCCAGATTTCCGCTGTTATGAAATGGCGCAACACGCCATCTGCATTGCTTGGCACAATCCCGACGCAATTGTTTCAGGTGCTGAGCACAGATGGCGGGGAGGTGGAATGCATCGGCGTTGATTTCAGCGCGGCGGGTTCAGGCAAGACGCTGTGCAACGCGGTAGGAACATCCAATGCGGTCAAGTTCAACTTTGTCGACTGCAAGCTGGACGCAGCCGTCACCAAGTCGGCGGTGCCGCTGGCGCACGGTGCGAGCGAGGTGGATTTCATCCGTTCCGGTTCTGCCGGGGTCAACTACACGATCTTCCGGCACCGCCTCACTGGCACGCTCGACCACGAGACCACCATTGTCCGCACCGGCGGCGCTAGCGATGGCACAACGGCGATCGCGTGGAAGGTCATCACGACCGCCAACTGTAACTATAGCCTGTCGTTTGAGTGTCCACCGATCGCAATCTGGAACGACACCGTCGGCTCGGCGGTTACTGCGACGGTGGAGGGTATCTGGGGCGGTGGCGCAGTGCCGAACGACGACGACATTTGGATTGATGTCGAATATCTCGGCGATGCCAGTTCGCCGCAAGGGTCGTTCGTTAACGACGGCAAGGCTGATCTGCTTACGGCCGCCGCCGGCCAGGCTTCCAGTTCGGCAACATGGGGCGGCTCGACCACTGCGTTCAAGCTCGCGGTGACGTTCACCGCGCAGCAAAAGGGGTGGGTGTATGCGCGTGTGAAGTGCGCGAAGGCATCATCCACGTTCTATATCGATCCCATGGTGACGTTGTCATGACGAAACTGGTCGAGATCGCGCCCAACAGATGGCGTTTCGTGCGAGATGCCACTCCGGTTGCGCGCTCTGCGCTGCCCCGGCCCTACGTGATCTCGGACATCATGCCCGAGACTGAGCAAGTGGACGGCAAGTTCTACACCAGCAAGCGCCAGTTCCGCGCGGTCGGTCGGGCGCTGGGCCTCACCGAGGTCGGCAACGAGAAGCCGAAACCGAAGGTGCGCGCGACGGCGGACCCTAAAGTAAAAGAGGCGCGGCAGCAGTCGCTGCGCAAGGCGATAGAAAAGCTACGGTCAGCCTGACCGCAAATACGGTCAAACAGACCGCACTCGACCCCCGCCGGGGTAACCCGGCCGAAGGAGTGGTTCTATGTCTGATGTCGGTGTTGCACATGCCCCTGCGCCTGCCGCGGCGCAATCCGAAGTTCCGATCAATCCAGATCCGGTGAACACGCCGGCGCCGGTCACCAATCAGCCGCCGGAAAAACAGCCGGTCGACATGAAGGATGCCGATCCGCGGCGCGAGAGCATCCGCAAGGCGATCGAGCGGGCCAAGGCGCGCGACCCGAACGATAAGGGCGAACCGCGCAAGGCGAAGATGGGCGACAACCAGCCGCCCGAGGAGACGAAGCCCGAGCGCGTGAAGCCCGAGAAGCCCGAGAAGATCGACCTGAAAAAGCGGCCGGACGACCAGCCGCGCGATCGCGGGCGGTTCGCGCCGAAAACGCCACAAGACGAGACGCACACGACGCATATGCGTCAAGATGCGTCACAAAGTGCGCCTAATGCCACACAAACCGCGTCGGCTGTATACAAGCAACTCCCGGAAAACGACCCCTATCGCGAGCCGCCGCGCCGGATGACCGAGCACGCCAAGGCGGACTGGGCGGCAACGCCGGTGAACGTGCGCAGCGATATCCACCGCATGCACAAGGAGTTCGGCGAAGCGTTCAACCGCTACCAAGCCGACCACAAGACCATGAGCAGCATCCGCCATTACGAGAAAATGGCGCGCGATCACGGCACCACGCTCGGCGAGGCACTGGACCGCTACACCGGGATGGAAAAGCTGCTGCGGGCCGAGCCGTTTCGGGCGTTCGATACAATCACCAACAATCTCAACCTGCGCTCGCCGGACGGGCAGAAGCTGACCTTCCGCGATCTGGCTTGGGCCTATCTCAACCAGACGCCGGAACAGCACAGGATGGCGCAGGGCGAGAACGCCCAGACTGCGCAGAGCCATCAGATCGGACAGTTGCATTCGATGGTGAACACCCTTGCGCAGGGCATCCAGGAGATGCAGTATGAGCGCAAGTTCACGCATACCCGTAGTGCGCTTGATCGGTACGCCGACACGCACCCCCGGTTCGATGAGCTTGGCGATCTGATCGAGCAGGAAATCAAGTTCGGCTTTGACGTCGACACGGCGTACCGGCGCGCCCTACTGCTAAGACCGGCCACAGCGGCTCAGACCCGCACCACGACGGCTCAGACCCGTACCGATCCCGACCGCAGCATTCACGGCGCGCCCGCCAATGGCCCTGCCAACGGGGCGCAGCGCCGCAATGGCAAGCCGCCGGAACGCCGCGAGGCGATTGCGCGTGCGATCAAGCACGTCAACGGCTCGCTCTGACAACCCGTTTAGTCGTGGAGGCATATTGTGCCGAACGTCACTACTGCAGCCGCATATCAGCAGATCCTCAGCATGGCACTGGAGGACCGCTCGAGCGGCTACGAGGATCTCGTATCCAACAACAACGCCCTGCTTGCGGTCATGCGCCGTAAGGGGCTGTGGCAGACCTACTCGGGGCCACGCATCCGCCAGACCCTGCAGATCGGCAAGCAAGTCGCACAGTGGTACAACGGCTATGACCAACTGCTGAACCCCGCGATCGACTTGTTCAATGACGCCTTTTTCGAGCCGAAGATGGTGGTCGTGCCGATCGTTCTTTCGATGCAGGAAATTCTTAACAACGAGGGCGACAGTCAGTTGATGGATGTGCTCGACAGCTACATGGAGGCCGCCGAGAAGGCGCTCGAGGATACCATGGACGCCGGCATCTATTCGGACGGCTCGGCCAACGGCGGCAAGCAGATCACCGGCCTGGCGACGGCTGTACCGATCGTGACCACGTCGGGCACCTACGGCGGCATCGACCGCAACCTGTCGACCATTTGGCAAACCAAGACCTATGACGCCCACACCTATTCGGCGGCGATCGGCACCCAGGTCAATTCGACCACGGTGCGGCCGCTGCTCAATGCGGTGATGACCAAGCAAAGCCGCGGGCGCGACTACGCCGACCTGCTGATCATGAGCCCGGAGCATTACGCGGCATACGATGCGGCCACCATTGCAATCCAGCGTCAGACCAACGAGACATCTCTCGGTAAACTCGGGTTCTCGGCGCTCGAATATATCGGCGGCGGAAAGCGGGCCGAGATAGTATTGGATGGAGGCATCGGCTCCAACATGCCGGCGAACACCACGTTCGGCCTGAACACCGACACCTTCCGGCTGCGCTATCACCCGAACCGCAACTTCGACAAGCTGTTCGAGGGTGATGGCCAAATGCCCATCGATAAGGATGCCATCGCTCAGTTCATAGGGTGGATGGGTGAATTGACGATGACAAATCCGCTGTTCAACTGGAGATTGTACGACTCCGTACCGGGCTCCTGATCGTTTCGGGCGCGGGTAACTCCCCAGCCAACCGCGCCCGATAACCCGGAGCCGCCTGTCCTGCACTTGGACAAGCCCAGGGCCGACGACTCCGGGACCAACCACAGCCGCTCAGACCGGCGCAGAGAAAGGCGTAACTATGGCTATCGATCCGCGCGACCCCGATGCAGCACTCGTTGTCCTGTTCCGCCTGCATTCCGAGAAGAACGAGGCGCGCAGCGCGGCCGAAGGCCGGCCGATCCACGAAGACATGGAGGTGTGCGACATCCGCGCGCCGGGCTCGCGCAATTTCACAACGCAGCCGGCGCACACGCTCTGGCCGCACTGGCTCATCAACGGATATACTGGCGAGCAGCATCAGATCACCTACGCGCAGCGGTTCCGCCACCAGTACGAGCAGTTCAAGGCGCACGCCGCGCAAACCAAGTCGGGCACGCCGCTCGATTACGCGCCGTTCCTCACGCCGGGCCGTCGCGCCGAACTGCGCGCGCAGAACGTCTACACCGTCGAGCAGCTCGCGATCGTGGACGGGCAGGAGTTGAAGAACCTTGGCCCCGGCGGGCGCGACCTGAAGAACCAGGCGGTCGAGTTCCTCGCCGACAGCAAGAGCAACTCGCACAACACCGTGCTCGCCGCCGAACTCGAGGCGATGCGCGCGAAGAACATGGCGCTCGAGCAGGACCTCGAGGCTGCGCGCAAGGCGGCCGAGGCCGCCGGCGAGCAGTTCGACGAGATGACCAGCGAGCAATTGCGCGAGTACATCAAGGTCAACACCGGGCACGAGCCGCAGGGCAACCCCAACCGCAAGACGCTGACGCGGATGGCGCTCGAGGCGCGGCCCAGCAAGGCGGCATGAATGACGCTGCTCACGGTGGTGCAGGATGTTTGCGCGCGGGTCGGCGTGGCGGCTCCAATCGCGCTCATCCCGACGATAAACTCCAACCGCACCGCACGCGAACTGCTCGCCTGCGCCAACGAAATGGCGCAGCGCATCGCCTACGATACGCGCGAATGGCAGGTGATGAAAAAGTCGGTCACCTACACCGGCGACGGCGTCACGACCGCGTTCAACCTGCCGGCCGACTACAAGCGCATGCTGCTGACGACAAGTGTTTGGCGCTCGACTTCGGCCATGCAGCCGATGCGCTACATCGCCGACACCGACGAGTGGATGATGCGCCGCGCCGCGGGTTGGATCGATGCCTGGGGCGAGTGGACCTTGCTCGGCAATCAGATCCTGATCTGGCCGGCGATGGGCGCAGGGGTCACGGCGCGGTTTTCCTACCTCAACAAGAATTGCATTGCACTCAACGCCGGCGGGTACGGCGACACGTTCCTGAACGACGCCGACGTCTTCCGGCTTGACGAACGCATTCTCAAGCTTGGCATGATCTTCGACTGGAAGCAGTCCAAGGGCTCGCCCTATGCCGAGGACATGGGCACCTGGTCGGATGCCATGGCGCTGGCGATGGGCGCCGACAAGCCGATGCCGATCATGATCGATCGTGCGCCGATCTCGGCGCATGCGCGCGGGATCGCTTATCCCTTTGCACTGCCGACGCCATGAGCAGGCACGTCGCATTCCGCCGCCAGCCGGTGGATCAGCCGTATGCGCAGGCGTTGCGCGCCACGACCTTGCCGGCGCCGACGCGCGGTATCAACCAGATGGAAAACGAGGCGTTCATGCAGCCGGGGAGCTGCATCATCTCGGACAACTGGGTGCCGACATTGCGCGGTGTGAAACTGCGCGGTGGCTGTACACGCTGGTGCGTGCTGCCCGAGACAACGCCGATCATCTCAGCGTTCGAGTATCAGAGCGGCAATGTGCAGAAGATGTTCGCCGCCAACGCGACCAAGGTCTACGACGTGACGACCAGCACGCCGGTGCTGGTCAAGAGTGGGCAGACCAGTGGTAACTACGTCGGCTCGCAACTGGCGAATGCTTCGGGCGATTACCTGCTCGCGCTCAACGACGCCGGCGATTACCCGCTACGGTTCAATGGAACGTCATGGGTCACGCTCAACGCCACCATGACAGTGTGGGCAAACAGCACCGCTTATGCGCTCAACGCCACCGCCTATGACGCAAGCGACAACACCCACTGGCGAGCAACATCCGCTCACACCAGCGCCGGGGCCGGAACGTTCGCCGCGGCGCGTACTGCCAGCCCAGGATTGTGGGTCAGCAGTGCGACCGATGGTTCTTCGTTCATTTACGGCCCGGCTGGACGCCTGGTCGTAGACGGCAAAAACCTGACCTACGTCTGGAAGTACCGCAACAGGTGGTTTTTCATCGAGGCCAACTCGATGAGCGCCTGGTACCTGCCGCTTAATGCGGTGGGTGGGCTGCTGTCGGAAATCCCGCTTTCCGGCGCCGCCACCAAGGGCGGCAAGCTGCTGTGGGGCGCGACCTGGTCGATCGACGCCGGCGATGGCATCGACGATAAGTGTGTTTTTTGCACCGATCAGGGCGAATTGCTGATCTTCACCGGCTCGGACCCATCGAACATCAATTCGTGGCGTCAGGAAGGGCGCTACCAGGTCGCGCCGCCGATGGGCATGAACGCCCATACGTTGATTGGCGGCGACCTGATCATCCTCACGGTCGACGGCATGGTGCCGATCAGCCTGGCGATCCAGAAGGACGCCGGGCAGATGGAGCTTGCCACACTTACCCGCATGATCAAGCCGCTATGGCGCGATAACGTCGAGAGCCCCAAGCGCGCCAGTCCGTGGACGATCAAGAAGTGGGACGAGTACGGCGCGTTTTTTGTCGCCATTCCGGGCGGCACGCCGGGCCAGCGTTATTGCCTGGCGTCGAACAACACGACCGGCGCTTGGTGCCGTTTCATGGGGTGGGACGCCACGTGCTTTATTCGCATGCGCGCGGACATGTTTTTCGGAACGCAGGGCGGCATCGTGATGCAGGCCAACCGCACCGGCTATGATGACGGTGCGCCCTATGTCGCCACTCTGGTTGGCGGTTGGGAGATGTTCAAGGCGCCGTCGCAGCAGGTCACGCTGCATCAGATGCGTGCGATTTTCACCTCGCGGGCGAACGAGCCGTTTCAGCCGCAACTATCGGCCACGGTGGATTTTCAAGTGGTTATTCCGCCGCCGCCCGAGATTGGCCTGGACCCCGGCATTGCCGATGTTTGGGATGAGGGGCTGTGGGACGATGCGCTATGGGACGCGCCGGGTCTTGGTCGCCCGCCGCATCGCAACACGCTGTGGGTTTCAATTGGAATGACCGGCTTCGCGCATGCGCCGATCGTGCAGGTCTATGTCGGCCAGCAGGCGCGGCCGGACGTCGAGTTGGTTGCGCTTGGTGCGACCTATGAACTCGCCGGCGTGAACGTCTAGGGGCAGGGCCATGGCAAAGCGCAAGCTGACGCTGGCGGACTTCACTGGTCCCAACAACATCAATACGCCCGACCCGTCCAATTCATACGGTATTGCCGATCGTGATGCGCTGCAGGCATTTGCCTGGAACCAGGACTACGACGTCGACGCGCGGCGCAACGCGATTGCGGCCGCGCTGCTGGCAAAACAGGTGGCCGCACCGGGCGCCGCCGCGGCGCCTGGGTTTGACCAGTTGACCGCCATGCCGAACGACTATCGGTTCGGTGGTTCCGGCGATTACGGCATGGCCGGCGGACAGCAGGCTGGTGACGCCTCAAGTGTTGCCATTGGACCCTTGTTTAGCGGCGGCGTTCCCGGGTTTCGTGAAGGCGCACCCCCCGGAAGGAGCATGTTTGGCCCGGAGGACAGCGGCAGTCGAACACCAGCGCCAACCCCGAGCAGTCGCGGCGGCAGGGATAGTAGCGAGGAAGACGCCACCGTTGCCGACATCATGGACCAGGTCGCGCAGGCCAACGCGATCGCGCAGGCGATGTCGACGACTACGGCAACCCCGACGCCGGCTGGAGGGCGCGAAGGCGCCACGCCAGCCCCGACGCCGTCCGGGGGACGCGAAGGTGCGCCGAGTGCACCGGCACCGTCCGCGCAGGGTTGGGGTAGCCCGATAGACTCGTTCACCGCAACCGCGCCACCGTCAGGAAATATGTTCGAGCCGGGAACGGTGTTTGACATGACCAGTCCCGATCCGATGAGCGGCGGCGGGCGCGCGCCCGGCGCTACACCAACGGGAGGTTTTCCCGGCGAGCACAGCGACATACCGGGCGCGACGCCTAGTGGCGGCTACACCACATCGCCAACGGGCGATCCGCTGGGGGCCAAGTCAACCTCGACAACGAGCTTTACCGCACCGTCCGCTCCGGCCGCGCCCGCCGGCGCCAAAAGTGCGACCGGCAAGAGCGACCCGAATGACCCGAGCGACCCGAACGACCCGGCCGACCCCAACGCGCCTGACTATACCCCCGCGTTTGATTTCGCCAACGCCATGGCAACCCCGACCGGCGGCGTTCCCGGCGGACCCACACCCGGGTTTGCTGGGTTACCTGGTGGCATCCCCGGCGGCCTCCCCGGCGCCACCCCCGGTACCCCTGGCAGTGTGATAGCAGAGGGCACCCCGGGCGCCATGTCGTTCGGCGGAAAGGGCGGGGCCAACGCAGCTTTGAGCCAGACTGCCGGGGCGATGGTTTCGCCGGGTGGTATATTTAGTCCGGGGTTCAGTTTTACCGCACCAGCTCCTGCTGCCGAGATGGATTTCGGCTCCACCCCGGCGTTCGACTCCATGGGCAATCCTACAGGCTGGGGCGGCTCAACGGCGCCGGGCGCTGTCGACCTGGGTGACCTCAGCGGCCAAGGCGCAGTGGATACCGCCGGGCTGACCGACACCGGGCCGATGGGCGGCGGCGGCATGGATTTCGGCGGCTCGGCGACCGGCGCGATCGGCGGACCGGGGTCGGGCATGAGTGAAGGTGCAGCGGCGGCATCATCCGAGGCTGGCGCGGCGGCTGCCGGCGCGGCTGCCGGTGGCAGCGGCGGCTTCGGCGGCATGGGTGCCGGTGGCGGTGTCGGCCCGGGCGGCATGAGCACGGGCGGCACCGGCGAGATTGGCTCCGTAGCGAGCCCCGGCGGGTTTGGGCCGGGTGGGTTCGAGGGCAGCGCCGCGAGCCAAGCCGGCGGGTTCGGCGGGTTCGGAACTGGTGGGTTTGACCCGGGCGCCGGCGATACCACGGGCACTGGTGACACCACGGGTACCGGCGACACTACGGGCGCTGGCGATACGACAGGATGGTAATGGCAATGCTGCGCTACGTCTACGATCAGCCCGAAACGGTCGCGACCGCGGTCGCGAAGATGATCCCGCACATGCACGGTCGCCCGTTCGGCAAGTGCAAGGCGCTCGGCATCATCGACGAGCAGGGCCGCATGATCGCGGGCATCGTCTACCACAACTGGATGCCGGAAGCCGGCGTGATCGACGTCAGCGTCGCAGCACTGCCGGGTACCGGATGGTTTTCACGTGAAACGGTGTGGCGGATGTACGCCTGGCCGTTCATCGACATGGGCGCGCAGATGGTTTCGCATCTCGTTCCGGCTGACGCGCTGTATTCGCAGCGGCAGCTCCTCGTGCTCGGCTGCAAGCTGATCGACATTCCACGCATTCTCGGACGCGAGCGCGACGGCATGCTTGCGCTGCTGTTCCGTGAGAAGTGGGAAAGCAGCAAGTTTCATCAGCGCTGCGCGCGCTCACGAAATATTTCAATGGAGGAGGCCGC